AAAACGTTGTATAATGTACCCGCCTCGTAGGTGCTCGGCACCATTAATAGGCTTGCTTTGTCAATTAGTGCCATTAGCTTAGTGAGTTTATGGCCGCCGTGATTGCCGCCGTGTTTTCGATTGTCGCGTTTTTATCCGTTGCAAGTTGTTGCATATTCGCAAGGCTCGCCGCTGGGCTTGTGATATCATCTAAAGAATACCACGCTTGTAGCCCGTTTGATTCCGTACCGCTTAATGCTTCGTAGCTTTTCCACATCACGGAATTTATCTCATCGCTTGACAACGCGCGGTTCCATATTGCGACGTTTGCGAGGTTGCCGTTGTAGTAGTTTCCTAATGAATAGGAATTTGCTCCAATTTTCGCGTCGGTTGTAGTGCTTACTGATTGGCTTGTTGCGGCAGTAGATACAATGCTTCCGTTCTTATATAATTTTTGCGTAGTGCCGTCGTATGTTCCAACAAAATAAATCCATTCATTAGTTGGTTGACTATTATCTGACAAATCCGAGGCATTCACGCTATAAAAAAAGTTTTCACCAAAAGAAAGTAAAAAGCGCAAACCATCATCGTCGCCATCTCTATTGTCAAAAATTAAAGCCGTGCTTGATTGGGTGTTCATATTCACCCACGCCGCTATCGTGTGGTTGGTATGGCTAAACGATTCGTTTAGTTGTATGTAATCACTCGACCCGTTGAATTCGGCCGAGCCTTGTACGGGGTGTGAAATGCCAGCGGTCGTGAACTTGTTAAACATAACGAGTCCGTTTTTGATAATTGCCGACCCAGCGCTGAACAACCCTCTCCGTAGGAGGTAGTAGAATTGAGATTGTTTCATTCATCTTTGTCTTTATGTATGTATTACAAATATAAGTATCGCCTAACGGCTTTTTATTTCTCTTTCTTTTGAATGATATACCAGTTGGAATCCTTGCCTAACAATGTGATACCGTCGTAACTGCGATCCATTATATAAGACGATTCGGCATCAATACGCTGACCCGATTGCGGTGTCAATGTGATTGTTTTATTTGCCAAAACCGTATCATCCGTTTTAAAGCGTAGTATTACGCCATCCTCTGCCGCGGGCAAATTGATGGTGTACGTTCCGTTAGCGCCTTCGTAGGAAATAAAATTGAAATGATTGCGCAATAATAGGGTCTCTGAACCGCCAGCGTTGCCCGTTATTTCATTCAATGTGACGTTCACCCTATCGGTTGTTGTGAACTCACCAACTGATGTGGCCGACAATGTTGAATTGCCCGTGACATCCAATGCGCCCGTAAGGTCGGTGTTGCCCGTTACATCAAGGTCATTGCCTACTGTTACATCATTTTCTACCTCAACATCAACAACACCTAAATCAGTGATATTAGTAGCGCTTAAAGAAGCACGACCATCTAATGAACCTGAACCAATACTAAACACTGGATCAGAGGGGACACCCGTATCGGTATTTGTGATGGTTATTGCTTCTTTGGATATCGCAAACCACTCACCATCCCACTCATCAGAATTGGCAGTAAATCTACCACCAAGCTGCACCCAGTTCTTCCCCTCAAAGATTAAGCGAGTCATAAAGTGGTGGCTACTGAAAATGCTGCCCTCGTACTTTTGGATTGGCTTATTCATAAGAGCCAGGAACTCATTTGCAATAAGTCGCTGCGCCGTAATATAGCTGCCGCTATTGCCCTCTCTCCAACCCGTTGTGAGTGTGTAGACAAGACCATTTTGGAAGTACAAACTACCTCTATTTCCACTGCCATCAAAAATCTTAGTAGTGCCAAGATCGTAAACCAAGCCGCTACCTATATTTGAGTTGGTAGCCTCTGCTTCTACAAAATGCCCGTTGTTTCCGTTCATTTTATTTATGCTATACGTTGTTGAATCCCAGTAGCTGTTGTTGCTTGCATTTAAAGTCCGAGTCACTCCTGATTTATTAACCCATCTATCACCATTGAACTCAACGGTAATATCCCCCTCTTGCGGTAGGGTTGGAGTGATAACTGTAAAGCTCGCACTATGGAACTCAGAGTAGGGAGGAGAGTATGGCGATTGCACTTCCTCAATGAAAGGCCCTATTATTACCTCATAGCCACTACCCGCTTGCGTAGTAGTCCAGCTTGCGACGTTTGGTGTTAATCCAGTATGGTCACGCTCTAAGTAGTAAGTTGTTGTACCATCATCTAAAATTACATCAACCTTAATGATGTAGTAGATTCTGATATTGTTGACGTTCGTGTTTATTTCAAGCTCAACCTCGGATTTAAAGTTTATCTCCAACCAGTTTTGCGGATCATCCGTAGTGAACCCTAAATCTATTGTTGGTTGCGAGGTTTGGTTGCTAATGATACCCGCGTAGCTCACGTCACCCTCATCGGTAGTGATTTGAGTTTTATTTACTGCGGGGAGGAAGTTGAAGATATTACCAGCCAGGCGAGCCTTGTTGCTTGTTTGATTAAGTGTCTTATCTCTCGTTACACTTTCATAGCCAATAAGGTTGCCGTTGGCTTTATAGCTGAACTCCGTAAAAGTGCTGCTATCGCGCTGAAACACTTGCTCCGCTCGGTAACTACCATTGGAGAAATAAAAGCGCATACCAAAGGCTTTACACACGTTTGTGAGCACCTCATAGTATGAGGCCTTCCTTACATTTCCATTTGCATCAAATTCGTGGAAAACATCCACATCAAGAGCAGTAGAATCTAAAGGGTTGTTTGAAGCGCTGTAAGTTTGTTGTTGGCTCCACCAATCGCTTATTACTTTAAGCGCTGGCCATTCGGTAGGGAATATGCTGTGGCTGTAAGAGCTGAATATAGCATTACTAAAAATACTGGTTATTGATGACCTAAAGCGAAGCGCATCAACATTCTTGAGCTTGGCAATACCATCGTTTGCTTCTATCCGCAAAACGTAAGGCTCCGCAGCATCCTCTATCTTAACAACATCTTGTAGGATGTAACCGCCCCAAAAGAAGTCAAGATACACAAGCTCTTCCTCATCAGGTGAAAAGTTCATTACTAAACCATCATCCGATACCTTTGAGGTGTTGTACCACTTATCAGAATCTTGGCCATCGTATTGGCCCTTCCAAATCTTAAGGTAGTAGCGGTTCTCTTGGTAGTTCTTAAATTCAGTCTCGAAGGCTCTTGTTGCAGCATCCTTGATGTACATACCAAAGGAAACACTTGAGCCAATAACGGGGCTGTAGATGTTGTCCGTTTGCCCCGAGTAGTTCAGCTCAAAGCCGTTACTCGTGACGTTGAACCTATCAGGATCATTGCCCGTATAGTCTTCGTCCCATATCTCTATCAAGTAGAAGTTTCCGTGGTCACTTCTAAATTCGCCGTATAATTTTGGGTTTGCCATTAGCCTCCGATTCCGCTTAGTCTATTTCTATTTCTTCCAGCACGCTCACCCGACAACAATATATCAGAGCCAAGCAGTTTTCCAAATATCTCAATAGTGTTCCTATTCCCGTCTACTCCAGAGCCATTGAATCCAAAGCCGCCGCCCATCTCACCGAATAGACCACCGAATAAATCGCCAAAGCCCATTCCGGCCTTACCAAACATAGTTTTACCAGCCATATTAGCACCACCAAAGGCAATGGTCAGGATTGTAGCAAGAATTAAAGCAGCGGCAGCGGTAGCAAGTAATTGTGCTGCCATTATTTGAAGCTGCTTTACAAAGACTTCTCTAAAGTTTCCGAGGCGCGTCTCACCTTCTTCTAATGGCGCGAAGGCCGCCTCAAAGGACATTCTTAACACTTCGCCTACCATCATAAACTCATCTCTAAATATGCGGAAGTTGTCAATGGTATTCCTAAAGCTGTGGTCAAAGGTATCGCCAAAGTTCTCAACGGTTTCCTCTAACTCTTCAAGCTCCGTATCTACCTCAGCGAATCCTAATTGATGCGCGAGTTTTCCCGTAGTATCTTCTCCAGGATTAAAGGCTTCTCTAATTTCATACCCTAAACTTTTAATTTTAGGAATGCCTTTTTCTACTTTTTCAAAATAGTCATCAAGAGCTTTCTGCGTTTTTTTTGCATTTTCTTCTTGCTCTTGAGCGTACTCTTGTTCTGCTCTTCTAAAGTCCTCTAAGGTTGGCTTATTCTTTTCTTCTTCTTCTGCAATCTTTCTTTTGGCTGTAGCTACTTTAGCGAGCACATCAGCAGTCTTCATCAAGACTACATTTTGACTGCCACTAAACTTAAGATAGCTTTTTAAAGCAATAAGAGCTTTCTCTCGAGTGCCAGTGTCTTGATCCATCAATAAGTTGATGGTTGTAAGCCCCGAGATTGTGCTGTCTAAGAAAGCTGAATAAACGGGCATTAAGCGCTCGCCTATCTCCGTTTTTAAGTTGGTAAGTGCAGCACGTTGCTGGTCTACCTTCATTGAGGTAGTTGTAACGCGCTCGCCAGCCTTCTCAAACTCCTCATCCATTATAGCGCCAACGGCAGCAGCCATAGAGCCAAGCTCTTTGGTTTTTGCTTGCAGCTCAATGGTAGAGATACCAAGGTTATCAAGAATCTTAACCGATTCTCTACCCAAACCAGTTACGAAAGAGTCAACCATATAGTCAACACTCTCTCCCGTGGCTTGTGCTCTACGCTGTGCGAACTCTAAACCCTTCGCAAGGGTATCCATAGGGATACGGAAGTTTTTAGCCTTTACAGCCGTCTGCATCAGCTTTAGGTCATCAACCGTGCCCGATGTTGCTTCTCTTAAGTTGTCAAGTAAGTTCCTATCGTTAAGGCGATTGAAAGCAGCCTCAACGCCTTCCATCTTTGCAGCAAGATCAATAGATTCCGAGACAAATTGCTGAACAGCATCGACAACAAAAGCCGCACCTATAGCTCCTCCTAAAGCACCAAAACCACCGCTTAACTTTCTTAAGCTGTGGTCGATGCTTCCCATAGCAGTGCGGAACTGCTTTAAATCCGCGCCAACCTTAAAATTTAAGTCGCTCATTTACCAAACACCTTTTTAATTGCCTCTTGCACCTCTTCGTATGTTGCAGCCTTATGTACTCGCTTTTTGCTATCCCAAGGGAAAACAACCAAGTCTTTCGGGCCTAATCTTTTCTTCGTATGTGGCGCAATGTTTACCGCTGCTTGCCACCTTGTGGTTTCCCATACCAATTCAGTTTGGTACTGAATACGGTTTTGGAAGCCCTCTCTTTTGTTTTGGAATTGTCGCGGAGTCATATCGTAGAACTCCTTAACGCTCATTCCCATCTCACCCAAACCTATCGCTTCCAGTGCATCCCAATCAAGGGATTTTGAGGCTTGGGTGTTTACTTTTTTTCTTCAGCTCCTGGCTTCACAAAGGAGGCAACAAACAATTCCATACACTGCTGAATGATACTCATATCCTCATCAAGCAAGTCGGCAATATCATCAGTGTCAAGATCAAAGTCTTGCTTCTCTGCTCTTGCGCCGTCTTTCATTCCCGCCCATACCAAATTGATGGCGTGGTCGATGCTTATGTTTTCTCCTATCTTTTCAAGCTCTTGCAATCCAATGCCGCTGGCATTGCAAAACAATCTTAGTGCATTGAACCCGTATTTTACGGGGTATGTCTTTTCGCCTACTTTTATCAAGTTTGTATCCATTGTTGTGTGATGTTAAAATAGGGAGGCCGAAGCCCCCCTACTGATGTTATGCTTGAGTACCTTGAGTCAAGGTGCTTGTTCCTTGGAATGAGAAAGAGAACGTTGCGTTATCTTCTACCCCAGCATCAGTTGAGAACTCAGTGAAGTACCCAGTACCGCTGTAGTATTTCTCGTCAGTTGCTTCTGAACCAAACTCAATGTAGATAACGGTGCGGCTGCTTAGATGTCCGTAGATATCGTCAGGCGTTGCCTTACCACTATTATTGTACACTACCAAGCCTTCACCCGATAGAGTCCACGATTTTTGGCCTTCCAATACTTCCATCCAGCCAGCGCTGTCTTTCGTGGAAATATCACGAGTTGCCATTGTAACGCTTAAGGAAGCGCTTGTCATTTTACCAACGGTTTCGTATGTTGCTCCGTCAGTTCCGATGCGTACTACAACATCGGTGCTATTCATTACTGATGTACTTGCTGCCATCTTTTTTTGATTTTATGATTTGACTATTCTAAACACTAAATCAACTGATACCGCAAAAGTCTCTTCATCAACATTGAATACCTCACTTTGAGTATCAAAGCCACACGATTGAACATTTACGCCCTCAATTGTTTCCTTCATTCGCACAAAAGTCGTGCGTATATTTTCAACGGCAGTTTGCAGCGTGCCGTAGTTATCTCCTATTAAAGTCAGCTCAACATTGACAATATCAATGTGGCTATCCGCATCTTTCGATCCTTCAGTGCGGATGCTTGTAGTATCGTAAATGCAAAAAGGTCGGGCACTCGTTTGCGCTCCAACCAAAGGATAAACACGGCCAGCGAAAACGTTGTTTAAGCTACTGGTGTTATCAAACTTATACTTTATTACTTTACCAATCATCGCAACCCAAATCTTTGCCCAATCTTGAGCTTTTTTATTTCCCGTTCCGTTAAGCTCTTAAAGTTTCTTACAAACTTTAATTGCACTTTTGTTTTTGCAGCGCCTTTCGCTCTTTCTGCATATCCTACGTTTGGCCCTTTATAGTCTTTTCCGCCTCCAACTTGAAGCCATCCAAAGTTTATAAATCCACCATACCAGCCTCCTTTCTCGGGGTCTTTAAACCTACCGCTTCTTCTCGGCCCTACTGATGCGCCAAAGTCATTTCCTTTGTTGAGGTATTTAGGAAATCCTATGCCAACGCTTCTTCTCAATTGGCCAGGCATAATCTCCGCGTATATCTTTCCATTGCGATATACTTTAAACACCTCATCTGCATCTTTTATGTTTCGCTTATAAGAGTCAACCATAGGCTTTAAACTCTCACGGGCTACTTTTTTAAGTATCTTCTTGCGCGTTCTTTCATCGAGCTTCTTGAGCTTTCTCATAAGCTCGTGGTGCCCTTCTAAGGTTATCTTCACCTTTTCCATTACTGCGCATCAGACCATAAGCATACAATCTTTAAGAATGCCTTGCGGGCATCTGCGGATTGTATCGCTTGAATCTTATATATATTGCTGTTGTACGATATACGCATTTCCTCATCAACATCGGTGCGGTAGCGAATGATAAACTCAACCTTTTTAGTGGCTGCTATCATATCACCCTTTTCTCCCTCCCCATTACCAGTGCCTATCTTCTCAACCACGTTGGCCCATACTGAAGCAAGGGTAGAGAAGCTCTTCACCTCTTGCCCAAAGTTATCCGTAGTTTCACTAAAGGTTTGAATAGTGATTCTACGATCCAGTTGTCCAGCTTGGTCTATCATTAGAATGTAAAGATGCGGAACGGGTTAAATAGGTACTCCGATGCTGTAGGCATTTTTCTCACTCGGTCATCTCTCTTGTCATACAAATCGCTGATGATTAAGAGCATCCCTTGCTTTAATGGCGTGGGTATGCTACTCACATCAGTACCCACTACATAGCGGACAATGACTTGATTGATGATTCCGTTAGTCGCAAACCAACCAGCAGTAGAAGCTATTCTTGCTGGCTCACTTATAGTATCAGAAACATAG